ACCGATAATCGTCTTGGCTTCAGGGAAGACCGATTCCAGTAGAACAGTCGCCGTCATCACGACGGGCACCAAGAGCAAATACCATGCGTCTCGTGAAGTCAGCAATAATAAGACTGATAAGTACACCGAAAAGCGAACCACTGCGTTGAGTGACGCTCGGACGGGCATGGAGGGTTGTGGGACAAACTTGTACCAAGTATCCTGATTAAATAGAATCCTTGGTTCCGAATACCAAAAAGGTTCAGTCATCTCTTACTTTGAACCACGGGTTTTTTGTTCGTGCTTTCTCTGTAGCCGTGCCATAATCCTAGCTCGACGCGCATCGGGATGGTTCGAGAGAATCTGCTGTGCGGTGTTTCCAGTCGTGTTGCCTGTATCTTCACCGAGGACGGCTTGATTCAAAAACTTACCAAAGGACGATTGGAATTTTGCACGAATCTTCTCAATGTCTCTTCGCAATTCATTCTGATTGAGTTTGCCTGACCGAATCTTCTCTTCCAAGACAGCTCGTGCACGATGCATAATCTCGTTCAAGAGTTCACTCTGTTGCGGGTTTCGGAGCATCTGAAGCAATCGTTCGGGGTCTTCGAAATCAATATCCAACCCATCAAGGTCTACGGACTGAATGATGTCGCCGACCAAGGACACCAATCGAGTGCTCATGATGAGTTCAAGCATTTCAGACATGGAGGATTGAGTCTCCTCATCTTCCAAGATGCTTTGGACTTCATCGGCTTGGGCTGCTGTGCCTGGAATGGCACCCTTCATCACTTCCATGATTTTCGCAAACTTCTCTTTGGGGTTTCCGTGGAGGAATGAATAGACTAACGCCATCTGCACTTTCTTCCAGTTGTCGTCGGACGGTTTCCACGCAACCTTGATTCCGGGAAACAACTCAATCTCTTGAAACAGTGTATCGTCACGCTTGACTACACGTAATAGATGGGGGAGAAGAACGGTCTCAATGTGTTGAAACAGTTCTTCATTCGCCCGAAGTTCAGGATGTGCCTCTTTGAAAAGGTTCACAAGATTTCGTAGATGTTCCATTTATTAGAGTTGACTACATCTTCTCTAAGCCTTATTACCGCCGCGGCTTTCGAATTGTTTCATTTGTGCATCGGTCAAGCAAACACATCCAGTGTCGCTAGAAAAGGGGCTTGGGCAGCAATCCGCAGAGATGCGATTGTCTTGGAATTGGAAGAGCTCTTGGTCATTGGACATGTCATACGGCTTCTCAGGTACTGGCTTGGGTTCAGAGCCTAGCAAAGGAGAGACGCCATCGTATCCAGTAATACCTTCAGTCTTTTGCATGTCGAGCGGCATACCGCGCTCACGCTGCATGAAGCGTTCCTTTCCATCATCCTCGGTCGCCTTGGAGGGGGCGGGAACCATGGAACGAGCAAAATATCCGGCTAAGAGTGCCGCCACGAAAAAGATGAGAACCGCTAGTGTCTTTCGCATTATCTGTTACAGTGGAAAAAATCAAAATGGATTCTTGAAAGTCAGGAATCTACTTCCATCCCCCTAGAATGAATACCTACGATTCCATGTCCCTCGTCGAGTTGAAGAAGGTCGCCAAGACCCGACGCATCAAGATGTACTACACTAAGAAACGCCACGAACTGATCCGCCTGCTGTCACTCCCTGAATTACCCGAGTCGTATACGATTGAAAAGTACACCATCGTGCAACTTCGCCAGCAAGCCAAAGAACGCAACATCGGCGGCATCTGGAAACTCACTCGCGAACAGCTCGTCCACATTCTATACCCCCTTCCGCAAGAGCATGACCAGAATAATGACGATGCCCATGAACATGATAAGCCACAAAGCCAAGAGTGCGACCAAGTACGGGAACAAGAAGTCAAATAAGTAGTTGAACAATGGAGACACTACATTGGAATGAAATGCCAGCTGAACTTCGGGCGTCTTGACTCGTTCCAACATATCCTTCAACAAGGATTCGATAAGTTTACTCATTGAAATTTGTCTGATAACCTATATAAACATGAAGCTAAATCAGACGAAAATGATTCGCCTCGGAGCCGTTGTTGCAGGAGTTGCTGTGTTATATGTTCTTTTTACTTCGTATTCAGGCGCGAAGGCTGCCGTCTTGGATAAGGCCGAGGAGCTCGGAGGCTCTGGCTCCATGGCACCTTCGTCCAACGGCGGACCTTACATGAGCATGCCCCACGGTGTCGCCGGTAACGCCACCTCTGTGTCCGGCATGATTCAGGGACGCACCCCTTCCTCCCAACAGACGTACCAAGAGTCCACCTTGTCTTCGTCCGAGCTTCTTCCTAACGGTAAGATTGGTGCCGACTGGGCTGCAGTGAACCCTGTAGGCGCCGAGGACCTCAAGGGACAGAACTTCTTGCAATCCGGTTACCACAGCAATATCAACATTGTCGGTATCGCCCAGACCAAGCGTAACCAGAGCTACGACATCCGCTCCGAGTTGCCAAACCCACAGTCCAAGGTCGGTCCCTTTTTGAACACGACCATCGACCCCGACCCGTTCAAGTCTTCTCGCTCCATCGAGGGACTCACTGCCTAAACACAAACCTATCTACTAAATAATGTTCCCTCTCGCTGCCGGTGTAGGTGTCGTTGCGCTCGCATACCTAGCCAATCAAGGACCCGGTAACACAACTCGTATGAAAGGCCCAGATGGGCATGAGTACGACATGCAAAACTTACCCGACAAGCAGTCTGCTGTGAAACTCATGTCCGAGATTCGAGCAGACCTCGTCAAGCTGTATACCTACTACAAGGAGACCCCTGGATTAGACCAGGATCCACCGATTGGTCGATTCGTCCAACGCTTCACACCCGATGTGTTTATTGAAAATGAAATGACTTCACCCGACACTTCGTATTCAGAAAACAAGGGACAGAAGATCGTCGTCTGTCTGCGAGACAAGACCAAGCCACCGAAGTATCCACTCGTCGATAAAAACACCGTGATGTTTGTGATGCTGCACGAGATGGCACATTTGATGACCGAGACCATCGGACACACGCAAGAGTTTTGGGCGAACTTCAAGTTAATCCTGGGAGATGCAGTGAAAGTCGGCATTTACCATCCCGTCAATTACTCTCATACACCGACACCGTATTGCGGAATGATGATTACAGATAGTCCTATTTAAGGGGTGATTCCGACGAAATCAAGTCGGGGCGATAAATAATGAAAACCGTCCCCGTCTTCGGGACTTTACAGCCGGTCCGTTTCTATGAGGATGACAGCATTGAAACCGTTCGGCAAATTGTGGCGTTACATGTGGCGTCACATCCAGACCGCCTGTTCATTGAAGCCAAGACAAACTTGCCTAAAGACTATTACTCGACCAATCCAATTCACTGGACCAACTTGTTTTTGCGTTTATCGTTGGACGGAAAGCGAATCACGCAGGACCGATTGAAAGTCTACTTGACCGAGATTCGTGTTGGAACCGGTGTGACCGAACGAGAGGTGACACGAGAAGAGTGGGAAGACCGTGAAGAGTTTCTGCAACCCTTGTTCGACCCACCGACCGATTTCGACGAGTATCGCATTCTAGGTGTAGATGAAGTCCATTCCTTTGTGATGCCGTTACCTCCCAGAGACATTCCAGGACTTCAAGCCGCATCGCGTCCGATTCCACAAACACAGAGCTTATTTGAAACCTTACATCCCTATGAAGTCACTGAACTTCGTGCGACTGCAGTCACTCCTGAATCATCCCCTGGAATCAGGTTGAACTACTTTCCTCGATTGAAACCCGATACACCCACGACCATTGAACCTTTGCGTGCGTCGATTGAAGCGTCCCAAGCACAACTTCAACGGTTGCTCGACTTGGACACACCCAAGCATGAAACGGTGTCGATGGTTCGTGCGAAATGGTACATTCCGTTGGTGTCGACAACCTTTACAGCTCCACGCACACGATTCGAGCAAATCTTTTACGGAATGACGGTCAGTCCCGAGACACCGTACATTGGATATTTCACAGCCAAGACCGAGACGGTGCGTCACAAGTTCTACTGCGCCGATTCGAAAGACAAGAAACCTTTATTGGATGTCTCCATGTGGAAAGGATGGTTTAACAATACACAACCTCAACGCCGTATTCCCACACTGTTGTTGTATCGTGGAAGCTCTCGCACTTCCTTTGAACGAATTGCGATTACCGACCGAGATATCACCGTGGATGTGCGACGCGAGAAAAACTCCAAAGAAACACTCGATGAATTGAAAGCAGGAGCCCTGGAATGGATGAAAACGTTGGATGCGTTAACACCGTTCATGGTCCAAACCGACATTGACCCATCACGCTGGGAATTAAGTGACTTATCCGTTGTAGCGACCTACGCAAAAGAGATTCGGGAATTTGATATGCTTCGATTTCCCTGCTTGCAAAGTGTCTTTGGATTTCAGACCGATACCTTCCGACTCCTTCGAGCTGAACACACTTCGGACAACATTACACCACGAGAACTCCAAGCACTCCAAGTGTTGAATCAAGAAGACGCACTTCAGACTGCCGAGTATTTAGCCGAAGAATTGAACCTTCCCATTGAAGAAGCCGCAGAGTTATTGATTTCCGTTCAACAACGGTCCGAAGAACTGAACTTGGAGAAGTCTTTGCGTGCGTATCCAACCATTCGATTTTCCAACAAGGAAGTGATTCTTAAGTTTGTCACCAACCTAGAACGAACCTTGAAGTATGTCGATATCTTGCGACATGTCTTGACTTCGGAGAGTGAAGCGATTGATGCGGTCTGTCCTCGACGCATGGAACGGGTCGTTCCTAAAGTCGCAGTCCCACAGCAGGAGATTCAAATGGACGGTGAACTTGAAGCCGATGATACCTTCAATGCAATGATGGGATTCGAAGAAGAAGAGGAAGAACTGGTTGAATCAGTTCCGACGGGTCCAAAATCCAAAAAGGTCAAGGTCCAACCACGAGGCATGGGAACCTACAACTTCTTCAACAACCGACTTCAAAAGTTTGACCCTGCCACCTTTGATAAATCCATCTACCCTTCAAAGTGTGATAAACCTAAACAAGCCATCGTGTTGACGAAGGAAGACAAGGAGCGTGTAGGACCTGACTACAACTATTCAACCGTTTCACCCAATGAAACCTTGGAACTCAAAGACCCCGATGGAACTGTGATTTGCCCACCGTATTGGTGTATACGCGACGAGATTCCTTTGCGAGAAGACCAACTCGTGACCAAGGAAGACGCATTGCATTGCCCAGTCTGCGATGGTAAGGTTCGTACGACCGACGACTTGGATACCTTGGAGTTCACCGTCATCAAACGAGATACACTTGCAAAGTACCCAGACTACATCAAAGCACTCTCCTCCATCAACAAACGCAAAATCCCTTGCTGTTTTCAAACTCCACGAGCTGCAACGGAAATATTGGCTCCCAAAGAGGAGGCCACGTATGTGTTGGACTCAACCACAACTCAAGTCCCTAGTTTGCGATTTGCTTACCTTTCACCCGAGTTGGCCGACCAATTGTCCATTGAAACCGACTATGCAAATTCAGTGAAGAAAGGTCGTCTTGCTTCGGGTGAATCGGATTACTTCCGTGTCGGACTTGGTCGTCCTTCGAAAACCTTACCTATTTTGTTGAATGATAAGACCTCCATTCCACGCCCTCGCGATGCACGAGACCATCTCCTGCAATGTTCGTTCTTCCGCACTTGGAAAGACCGCAAAGAAGGCGATACACAGCTCGATAGAATTGTTGCGTCGATTGACCACGCCTATCAGAACGGAGACCTTGGAGTCCTTGAAGAATTGGAATATGTGACGACCTTCTTGAAATGTGAAGTCATTCGGATTGAAGGAGGACAAGTGGTCTGTGGTTTCTGGTCGGATTCAGGAGGTGCGACTTCACGCACGATTGTCTTGATGGGTAACTCCTTGTTAGCCTATGTCTCGCGAGTCAAAGAGTCGAAGGCGTATAAATCTGAATACACAACTGACATGCGTAGACCTGTTTTCAAAGGCACACTACCGATTGTGCGTGACCGACATGTTCGTGCGTGTGTGGTGAATGCACCTGTATTGTCTGATGCGATTGCAGAACTTCAACTCAAAAATGAACCCAAGTATGAAGTCATCTTGGACCCATTCAAGCGTATTCAAGCCGTGTTAGTCCCTAAGAAGATTCTGCTTCCGATTCAACCTACGAATACCAAACCCGATGCAGGAGTTCCCGTGCGCGAAGGCTACGCAGATGTTCCAATCGAAGACCTTCCGACTGGAGATGCGGTGCGTGCATTTCTCACGGACGCAAAACATGCAAAGTTTAAAGTCCAGTCTGATATTCATGATGTAGCTGGAAGAGTGGTTGAACTCGAACTCACTTCTGGTTTTCGTGTTCCGATTGTGCCCGAGGAGTCAGAAGGACCTCCTGGAGAAGTCATCCAAACGGTCCAAGCGTTCAATGAAAAGACATTGGTCGATGGAGTTCCGAATGCAGCCGACTTACAACTTGCTCAAAACATCACCTATTCATCGGAGATTTACGAGTTCTTGCTGTTCTCATTGTCCAAAGACATTCAAACTGGACCCGATGGAGCCATCTTGGACCCGACCTATGAAGTGCTTCGAAATTCAATCGTGAATCGAGGTGCTGCACTGTACAAAGAGTTGACCAAATGGTTCAAAGCCGAAGCGTATGAAGACACGACCAAGACTCCTATCGAGTTCATGAATAAAGTGCGAACACCGTGTGGACAGTTCACAGACAAAGACAAGTGTTCCAAATCGTCTCTCTGTGGATGGCACAAGAACACCTGCAAGATTCGAGTCAAGCCCAGTGTGGAAAAAGAAGCAGTTCTTAAACGAATTGTCAAGACACTCCGAGATAACGACAAACAGCGTGCGCTGGTTCTCGATGGTCGGTTGTCACCTTTTTTTAGTACGATTTTGTATTTAGAAATGCCTCATGAGCTGATTACCACGACGATTTAAGCCTTGATGAAGTGGACCTTGAGGAACTTCTGGAGGTTGAGGTAGGTAACTTCAGTCTTGTCATCGACTCGGAGGAGCTTGGCAAGTGCTGCATTGGGTAGAATGCGGCGTCTGAAGGTTGGGTCAAAGCAGCTGTGGCTCTTGACGTATTCGGAGATGAACTTGGTCACATCCGTCTGTGATCGCATTTCACCTGTCTTGAGACCCATGAACTGGCAGAGCTCGGGGCTGAGAGGCTTCTCCTTGAGGAAGGCATTGTTGGCACGTCGAGCCTCCCAGGCTGCTCGTTGCTCTGGGTTGAGGGTGGCTGGGTCGACCTTGCGCTTCTTCTTGGAGTCACGGGCCTCCTTCTTGGCGGCCTTGGCTGCCTCCTGTGTGGCCTTGACTGCATCACGAACACGGGTGGTGAACTCGGTGGAGAGTGCCTTGAGCTGCTCCGTAAGGTTGGAGAGGAGGGCATCGGAGGTCTGGACAGGTGCAGCGACAACGACTACTGGGGCACCCGCGGCGACGGTGGGCACAACGATTTCCACCTTGGAGGCGGTCACCTTCTCCTTCTTGGCCTTGACGGCCTTGACGGGAGCGGCAGGTGCTGGGACGGGGGCAGCGGCAATGGGTTCGGCGGTCTTCTTCTGGGTCTTCTTGTCGGCGGCCATCTTGTTTGTTTTAGAGACAGATACTGTTGAGGACATTTCTAACGCGTTGGGTATGATTGTTACCCTCGGCGGTCATGTAAATACTTTTAACTCCGGTGTAGAACGGACAGAATTGAAAAAGTAATCATATAGGGGTCGCGATACAAAGTGATGATGTGAAGCAGAGTATTCAGACATTGCAGGATGAAGAGTGTGTCTTTCTGGAGACCGTTAAGGGCGAAGGCTCGATTGCCACACAACATCGCAACCCGTTGGCGAAAGGGGTCCGAGGCGGGCAATATCATTTGGACTTCGCGGTGAAGCATTACAAATGCATTCCTGTATTCAGTCCTTGTGAAATCGATAAAGTGTTCGGGATACACCTCGACAAAGCCATAATCTCCAAAGTGTTGGGTCAAGATGTTCAGCCGATGACGGACTCGGTCGATAAAGATTTCCGATTCGAGTGGCACGGGTTCTAGATTTCGTTTCTTGTAGCCCCAAATGGTTCGAAGTCGTTTTCGGGTGTCTGTGTTCAATGGAACTTTTGTATATGGATTCACTGGAGTGTAGTTTTGCATAGACCATGTCCACAACGATCCAAACTCAAACCACCAGTGCTTGCCATTCTCTTCAAATGAAAAATAGTCCATCGGATGGACTCGCTCTTTCTCATTGAACGTAATGATGTCCTCGTCATTCGCAAGACCTTTGCGGGATAACACTCCAAAGCCTGCAGACGATATTCGTTTACGAATCAACCATCCTCGAACCAAGGCTTGAACGTTTACAATCGGAGATGTAGGGTGGACGACCGCCCATAACTCGGGTTCTTTCATTCGCGCATGCCGACCACACAACGTATGGCCCACCAATGCATTGGAAGTGCAGGGGTCCTTAGAGCCTCGTTTTTTAACCGACGCACATTGAACCATTATCTTCTATGAAGACCTTCTTGAAAACTGGAAACATGCGGTCAAAACGGATTCTCGTCTTTTCTGGGAGTGAATAGTATACCCCAAGCAAGCAATCATGTCTACTATCGCAATCGTTTCATCGTCTAACCTCGACATCAACAAGCTCTCATTCGGAGACATCCGCCTGAACAAAGCAGGTGGCAAGTCAGTTCCCTTGAAGTACAATGGTCAACCTCTTCAGATTCGTCTTGAAAAGTCCGTCTACCCTATGGGTGTGAATGTCAAGGAAACCGAGAACGGAACTACCTACACAATGAGCCTTACACTCAGAGGATGTGACGCACATGCCCAAGAGCGTGCTGGAGCTGAACTAGGCTCTACAGGCGTTCTCTACAACTTCCTACACGACCTTCAAGGAAAGATACTTGACACAGCTGAAGCGAGCAGTGTAAAGTGGTTCGGTAAGGCTCGGTCTCGTCCCGTGTTGGAAGAGATGATGAAGAAGTCTATCAGTCCAAGTGTTGAGAAAATCAATGGAGAGTGGGTAGCTTCAGGCAAGTATCCACCCAGCTTGAAGATGAAAGTTCCAGTCTATGATGGTCGTGTTGCAATGGATGTTACAGACGGACAAGGCAGACCCGTTGAAGTGACAACCGAGAACATTCAGCAAGTGTTTCCTAAGCGAGCTGAAGCCAGCATCGTAGTCAGTCCAAGCATCTATGTCTCTGGACAAGGCTTTGGTGTGACTTGGAGAGTCAGCTACGCAAAGGTGTCGCCTCCACAACGAACCACTGCATCTCAAATCTTCGCAGACGAGATTGAGCAAGAACTCAAACCTGAAATCAAGGTTCAACCTCTAATGGAAGAACAAGAGGAGGAAGAACAAGAGGAGTTAACAACTGCGTATGTGGAGACTCCATCGGCTCCTCCGGTAACTCCTGTGCAACAGATTGCGGTTGCTCCACAGGTTGCTCCTGCGGCACCTGCGAAGAATCGTCGTCGTGTCGCTGTAGCCTAGACCAAACCGTTGAGTCTAGTGGTGGATGATGTAGTTTAAAATCAAAATCCACAAAGAATGTTTTTTCCTTGTCCGGGAAGTCCAAGTACTGCGGCACAGACTTGCACTGTGGAAGCCGTTGTAAGGATTTGCGACCACACTCGGTACAGGTATAGACGATTGGACGAATGACTAGCATGCTGGGTGTGACAATGCGTACAGGTCCACACAAGCAGTGTTCCAAGAAGCGTTCAGGGGTTGTCCATTCTTCATTGACATATCTGTCAAAGACATGACGAGGCAGTTTCGACCAGAGTTCATCGTCTTCTCTCCATCCAGGTTCTTGAAGTAGAGTGCCAAACTCAGAGTCGTGAAACCATAAGACTCGCACATCTGCGTGGTCTTGGAGCGAATGTTCTGCGCATCCAACTCGTTCCAAGGAATCGTTGTATAACCAATACACATCTGCGTGGTCATACGAGGGGTCTCGTGTTCCGCGATAGACTTCTTGTCCGTCCATCATCCAGGTATCCGCTACGACATCCAAATCATTTTCGGTGATGTCGGAGGAAATGTTCGTATATAAGAACTCGGGGTGTAGCCGTGAAAACATTATTGAATGGTTAGTTTACGCAAATGAAACTGAAACGCAGACATCGTGACGACAGACCGTCTTGGTTGCGGAACGAGACAACTCATGACGTTTGCGTCGTCCCTCGGCTGCTTGAAGGGTGGTTGAACACTCGTCCATATCCTTTTGAATGTCATCGTAGTGGGTTTCAAGGTAATCCAAAATCTCGTCCTGAATTGCCCACTCGAAGAAACTGAGTTGTCCGACGGTGGTGTTCAGCTCCATGAACTGAATACGCTTCCAACGGCAGAACGGGTCAAACATCTTTTTGCTATACGCTTTGAGATGTGCTTTATAGGCGAGATACACGATGACATGTCGTCCAGTCTTGGTGACAAAGGAAATGTTATGCTTCTTCGCATAGTTGGTCACGAGCCAGTCAATGAGTCGTAAACTAATTTTAGACTGGCCCGAGAGAATGGTCTTCACTCGAGCGAGTACTTCGGGAGTGCTATAGAATCCTGCGAGTCGGTGTAGAACGAGTTGGTCTTTACTTTGAATCTCCATAGTAGGTTTAGTTGCGCTCATTGAAAATGCCTTTTATATATAATGTCGGCAATGTATCTTTCATCCGTCGGGGCAGACTTAGACCAGATTGAACCTCATACGCGCGAACTAGGGAAAGCTGTAAACGAAATGCAGCAAAAACTTGTCACTGAAGTGCGACTGTTGGAAGGAGCCGATGTTGACTCGTATCTTACAGTCAGGGCTGCTCTTGAAAACGAACTTTCAACTACGAAGCTTACAGAAGAACAATGGAAGAGCGCCTTACTCAATGGTTGCTCGACAACCGACCCTACACCGGATTCAAGCGAAGACTGCGAGACTTCCTCTTGTTTTGCAGGACTCTTGAACCACGATTGTCGCTTCGTCTTCTTAAGCAACAGGTCTACGCCCTCGCCGACCGACTCATGCTCGGGGAAGTCGGACGACTGTGGATGCGAGACCGGTGCTATGAACGTGTATTGCGAATGTATGGAGCGAACGACCAGCGGACAGAGGCCTGGCACGCCAAACGAAGTGAAATGATTACGGCTTCGGAAGTCTATGGAGTCTTCGGCTCTGAATCGGCTCGTCGAGAAGTCATCATGCGAAAGTTGGAACCCAAACCTCCTGGAGAAGGAAATGCGATACCCGCATTGTTATGGGGCACACGGTTCGAACCGGTGGCAAAGAAGATTTATGAAGAGCGAACCCAGTGCACGATTACGGATGTATCCTGTGTTCAGCATCCACGCTACGCATTTCTAGGCGCATCACCGGACGGATTGATTGTGCCGAACGCCGATGACCCAAAACGATATGGTCGTCTTGTGGAATTCAAATGCCCTATCAGTCGTGCATTGAAAGCGGAGATTCCACCTGGATACATTCATCAAATGCAAATGCAGATGGAATGCACAGGCATTGACGAATGTGAGTATGTCGAGTTCCGATTCAAGCAAGTGAACTATTCAGAATGGGTTCGAAGTACTGAACAAAAAGGAGTGTTCACAGTCTACGAATCAGGGAAGGTTGTCTACGACAAAGACATCTATGAAGACACAACGCAAGTCATCTATTGGTTATTGACCTCGATTAAAGAGGACTTTGTACCCAAAGACCCAGAGTGGTTACCTAAACATCTGGAAGGATTGACACAGTGTTGGAATGAAGTCTTGGAGCACCGCAAACATGGAACGCTACCTTCTAAAATAGAGCTTAAACAGGTTGTATCTCTGGACTTATAATGGCACATTATTGGGCAGGTGGATATAGTATCTGTACAAAAGATGGACCCATCGATCGATTCGTTCGATCTCTTTTTCCAGAGATTACAATTCTATCTTCAGATGGGTTTGGACTTGAAGGATTTGGTAATACACCTGCGAATCAGTATCCTTCTTCAAAGTATGTCGGTGCACTGTGTTCCCGTGTTCAAAAGGAAAATCTAGTACTTCTTCCATTGGATGATAAAACCTTTGAAGATGGTCTATTCAAAGACACTGCACTCCCAGAGTGGAACACACGACAACCCATTCTGTTTTGGCGCGGTGGGTCTTCTGGATATGAGATTCCATCAATTCGTGAACGAGTGATTGCAGCTCTTATTGATTCTCCTCATTCAGATGTAAAATTAACTCATTGGGGTGGCTGGGAAAATGGCAAGGGTATTCCCGAACGCTTTTTTGCAGAGCGATGTAGCGTAGAACGGCACTTTGGATACAAATACATTCTCATTGTGGATGGAAACTGTATTGCGTCCAATCTTCAATGGGTCTTTGGGTCTGGTTCAGTTCCAGTCATGGTTACGCATCCAGACAATGACTTT